TCGATTTGTCTTTTCTTTTGACGATAGCCTGTTAAATCAGCAAGTTCGTCTTTCGTTAAAAATTCAGTAGGTTGTTCCATATTCTCTCCAAATAACCCCCTCATTTAGAGGGATTGAGTTAAATAATCGTTAAGCCTTTGTCCTATCCACCGCATACAAGGGACGGCCATTATAACTTTTGCCATATGTAACCCTTGTGCGTTTTGCGTTTACCCTGAATGCAAAGGCTGATTTTTGAATGTGAGAAACCATCTTTACCTGCACTTGTCATTGAGGTGTATTTTTTGAATAATTTCCCGTCCAGAGTTATTGCGGCAACAGGAACTGAGCAACGCTCAATATTCATTTTTTTCATCCTCTCGGAGTGCTTGCTAAAACCTCCAAGTCTTGAGCAATGCAACATATTTTCTGAGCGTGTACACCACTCTAAATTTTCAGGTCGGTTGGCATATATCCTTTATCCGTTAAAACCATATGCCCAGCGGTAAAACAAGGCGTACCTCCAACCAACACATCAGGAGCGGGAATTTCGCCGTTTAATATTTTTTTAGGTAGGGCGATCATATCGCCCAAGTTCGGCACATCGGGGAAACGGTGAGCAAGCACTGCACACGGAAACGGCTCAATCTCGCTGAACCATAACGGCGTACCGATGTCGTGCCACGCTACACTTGCTGCCTCAATGCCGGAGCAGATAGATCCATAGGTGAATTTTATTATGTTGTTCATACAATCTTCTCCGCCTGCACCGCAACGCAAATATCATCAATAAATGCGTTAAAAGTGCGGCGTAATTCTGGTTCAAAAAATTCTGCGATCAGCTTGGATAAGCGAACCTCGCCGACAATTCGTTCAATCGCTTGTTCTCGGGCAAACGCCTCTAATTCAAGCGGTTTTATCTCTTCTTGTGGCGGTGGTGGCGGTTGGATACTTTCCCAATGATCAGGTCTAATTTTCCATTTATCAGCACAAATTTGTTGAATTTGCCCACCAGCACAATCGATTAACTCCCGAGAGCAATCATCGGTCGTTTTGGTTTTGTCTACCACCAAGAATAGGACTTCAATCGGGGTATCCTCAAAGGCGTTTTGGATGCGGTTGAGTTCTACAAGTTGATTGCCAACTTCTTCTCGAAAGCGTTTTTCTGTTTGGCGGTAGCCAACGCCGGGAAAGAGAATGAAAAATCCCCATTGGTGACTATTTGCCAGTCCTTTTAGGACGAAAATATCATCAACCACCCCAGATTTTTTCCACGGAAATTCGGATTGAATTTGTGCTTGTTCGGCTTGGCTTAAATCCTTAAATTTAAGGGAAAATGGCGGATTCATAATCACGCAATCGCACGGTTCGCCGTTAGGATAGAGAAAGAAGCTCTGATTATAGATTTGAGCCGTAGGGAAATTGTGCCGTAACACATCGCAGCTTTCGGATTGGACCTCTACCGCAGTAAAAGAGGTTGGGCGGACAAATTGCTCCAACTGCCCAGAACCTGCCGCCCCGTCAAAAACAGAAACATTATTTCTGGCATACTGCTTGACCTTTTCAGCAACATAACGGCGTAGAGCTTCACCTGTGATGTATTCAGCGAATTTGTCGGCTTTTTTGCGGTTATTGTGTTCTTGGAATTGCATTTTTCCTCCAAAAAATAACCGCTTGTTCCGCAAGCGGTTGGTTGTCAAGTGTTCATTTGTTCAATTGTTCAATGAACAGTTCATTTACTCGGATTTGTCTTTATTTCGTTCGGTCAATTTATATTGACGGAAGAACGCTTGGGTGGCGAATGCAACGGCCACACCGGTAATAATGCCTAAAATGAACATTGTTTTTACTCCTGTTTTAGTTTTTGGATACGCAATTCAACTTCTTCAATCTGACGTTTCATCAGCTTTCTTGAATGCCATAACATATTGGCGGATAAGCATAGAACCCCACTTAGTACAACGTGGAAAATGACTTGTACAACATCAGCCATTATTGTCCTACCTTCACAAACGGCACTGTGCCGTTCGGTGTCATTGTGGTTGGTAATACGCCATTCCATTTTTCCGCCGCAGTGAGTTCTACTAGCTGACGATTTTCTTTCAGGGCTTCACCTTTCGCACGAATAGCGGCGGCTTCCGCTTCACCGGCAAGGCGGACTTTTTCAGCGTCTGCTTTGGCTTGAATCACTTCGGCATCGGCTTTTGCCTGTGCATTGACCTTGACTATTTCCGCCTGTTTCTGCTGGATAATCAGTTCACGTTCGGCGGTTTGGATTGCCACGTTTTTCTGTACGCTTTCTTCCACTCGTTTTTCGTATTCCTTGTTAAATTGGATCACGGTTTGCACGGCGGTAATTTCAATCGGATAGCCTTTCACCGCCTCACGAATTTGGCTTGTGATGTCGGTAGTTAGCTTGGCCCGATTTTCTAACGCACGCTGAGCGGTATATTCGCTGAATACCACTTCCAACGCTTGACGGCTGCGAGGTTCGATTAGTTGGTTGATCATATTGTCGGTGGTACGGTAGTTTTTGTATACCGCCACTGGATCGGTCAGCTTGTAAGTAATCGTAAGGGCAGTAGTTACCGTCTGCGTATCACGGGTATAGGCGGAAATGCCACCGGCTAGATCGCCGTTGCCGTCAAATGCGCCGAGAACGATTTTTTGCTCACGGGTGGAAAAGGTAATATCATCTTCTAGCCACGACCGCCAGTGCAGTCCGGCTGATTTTGTTTCGATGATTTCGCCGTATTTTGTGACTAAGCCGATTTCGCCCTCATCAACGGAGAACGGCGAACAAGCAGTAAGTGCGACCGCAAGCGGTGCGATAAGGAGGATTTTCTTCATTTGAGTTTCCTTGTGGGTGGATAAAAATAAACCCTGCACGGGCAGGGTCGGTTAAAGTTCTTTGATGGCTTTTATCACTTTGGATATCAAGTAGCCTAAAATTAGTCCTAACAGAAAGGCGGTAGAGGTTGGCATTATAAGTCTCCCTCTTTCACAAACACGCCATCAATCATTTTTCCTTTTCGATTTTTGATTTGAATATAAGCATAGAGGAGAGCTGTTTGTACGTCTGTTTTGTAGAATTGAGCGATAAGATCAAGCTGATTTTCAAAGCCGCTTAAGTAATCTTCTAATCGAGATAAATCACAACCTCTAGATAACTCACTTGCTACATTACCTAAATCAATATTGGCCTGAACAATCTGAGCCGCAACTCCACAATTAAAATTGGTATTATCGCAATGGCTAATGCTAAACAGTTTTTCCATTTTGAGCTGTTTACGCATAATCGTACAAATCACTAGACAGTCACCTAGACTGTCTAAAATAGTTTCAAATTCATTGGTTGCTACACCTGCACATAATTCCCCAAACTCTTCCATTAGTTTTAACATTTGCTTTTGTGGGGTAGAGCCGTTAATTAAATTGCGGTCTTCCGCCCATTGTTCGATGTTTTTAATTAGTTGTTGCATTGTTTAGTCCTCTCATTTCTTTCATTGCTTCATCAATCGCCGTGCGTAAATCGGCATTTCTTGCCATACGGAAATGCTGGCTGTTTTCAGCGTGATTACTAATAACAAATTCGTCTGATAAGCCATTGTAGCGGATTTCCATTTTGTGCTTTTTGATAAAATCTAAGCGTTTGGTGTCTGTCATTGGTTGTCCTTTGGCAGCTTTGGAAGTGGTTGCCAGTGGGTTACTGCAATCACATCGTCATCAAGCCCATATTGATTTACACTAAGAAAATACCACTCGTTATCGGCAAGTTCTCTTGAAACTATTAAAATTAACTGCATTCCTGAAATATCGCATAACCCTAGCACATCCGTTTCAATAGGTGGTAATTTGTCCTCAATGGAAATCCAGCCGTTGTTTTCTTTACTCATTTTCTTAAATCCTTTACAGTAATTTCAAATTCAGGCTCGCCATTTTCTTTTGAGATAATGATTGGGGAACCAAACTTCAAACAGTGTTGAACTACACATAATAGAGCCGGCATTGTCACATCTTGCTTTTCAGTCCATAAATCGCCTTTTTTATTGACATAGCCTGCATAAATTTCATTTGTGAGTGGCGATACGCCTAGTTTAATTTCTTTCATTTGCTTTCTCTTTTGGTGGCTCGGGAAGAGGTTGCCAGTGGGTAACACCATAGACAGGCTGAATACCTAAGAATCCACCCGGCTTGAACCAGCTCTCGCCATTGAATTGAGCAATCATAATAAAATTGTTTGTTATCAAGACTTCTTTGCGGATTTCTGGCAATCTGTCTTTGACTGAAATCCAGCCATTAGTTTCTACAAGTTCTGGTTGTTCAATAAAATTGTCAACCTCTTCAAAGTACCCAGATTCCTTTTCTTCACTTGTAAGCGGGCGAATATCTGATTTTGCTCTACCTAAAACAACGCCATAAACTGCATATGGTAAATCATTGGCTTCATAGTTTTCGCAATCATCCATTTCACTGGCAAACTCATAGGCTTCAGCAGCACCATTTAAACAGCTTTGTTTTGCTTGCTCTAAGGTTTCGTGCAGATTTAGGATATGTATATCATTTGATACATCAACTGAAAAATATTTTTCTTTGCTCATAAATTCCCCCTAAGTTATATTTTCACTATATTTCTTGCCTGTTACGGCTTCCAATACCGCCACCGCTTGCTCTTTCGTTTCAAACTCCAAATCCAGCCGCCATACTGCATTTTTATCAAGATGTGATTCGGGATAAATGCTATCTGTTAATGGTTTTGGTAAGCCTTTGGTATTGGTATTGTCTGATGATTGCGGAGTATAAATATCGCCGCCTAATAGGGCATATCCGGCAATATCTTGCCAGCTATCTTGGTGGTTTGAGCCGTTATTCAAAATACGAGCCAGTTTAAACAGTATCATTTCAACCGAGATTTGCTGCCGCCAAGTAAGTTTCTCTGCGTGCGGGTCGCTTACTTTGCGTAAACCACCATAAATCTTGGCGAAACTGTTGTAGTTGCCGTGTTGTTGTTCACGTTCATCTAAAATATGTTGGGTTGTTTTCATCGT